TCTTAGATAGTCTAGCAGGCACATCGTCTGCTCTTTCCATTCTACCCATATCTACAAAACCACCTGTCTCTCTATAGTCTTTTTCTTTACCATCCATCTCTAATAATGGCATGGTTTTTTTGGCTACTGGTTCCGCATCTCCACCTTCTTGATAACCTGTTCGACCACCATCTGCTTGTTCAAATCTACTACCTACCATTCTTGGAGCTAAAAAACGATAAGGGCTATTTCTTATGGCATCAATATCTATTCCCTGAGTTCTGTAATACTCATCAACATCAAAATCGTCTTCCTCTTTTTCTTTACCAACACCAAATAAATCCATTAATGCTGGAACACCTAAACCTAAAGTTATGCCACCTCCTAATGTTGGCATAAAAGATCCACCACCTTTTGTAATTCCTAATTTACCAAGTATACCTTCAGTAGCTGGTTTAAATAAAGAACCCATTCCTGGTACTTTTTTAGCTCCAAGAGCTGCTTGTCCAAATAATTTTCCTTTTAAGCCACTAAAAAATCCTGATCCTGTTCCTGCATTATATTTACCTAAAGCACTAGCTCCTAAACTTCCTAAACCATATAATAATGCTGCTTTACCTACCGGTGACTTAACAACTTTTTTGACTGCACGTGTTGCTTTTTTAACTAGCTTACCTAAGAAATACATTTGTCTTCCTGATTCAAGGTCCATGATTCCTCCTACAGGATCATCCTCTTCAGTCATACCACCGTCCATATATCCTGCACGTCCGCCATCAGCCATCAATTGATTGTATCTTACAATACCTAAATCATCGATAGCTTCTTGTTCACTGTAATATATTTTTCCATCTATCATAACGCCTTGTACACCAAAATTACCTGGACTATTAAAAGTTGTTGTTCCTGTTGGAGTATTGACTGTAAAACCACCTGTTCCTGATGATGGTGTACTAGATGGTGTCATTTGTGATGATGAAGAACTAGTCGAAGCCATTGGACTTGGTGAAGGCGTCGAAGCCATTGAACTTGGTGAAGGCATAGATGCAGTTGTAGTAGCTGGACTAGTGTTTGAAATTTTAGAAGATAGTAAAGCAGAGATTGCACCCCTAGCTTTTTGATTAGCAATTGCTTGAGCATTATTAGCAGCAATGTTTTGAGCTAAGGTATTTTGCATTGAAACTCCAGAGGAGCCTCCTGTTTGAAAACCTGCACGTCCACCCTCAGCCATACCCGTGAAATCAAATATAGAGCCCGCAAATCTTGGAGCAAGACCACCGAAATTTCTAGTGCTTGGTGTTGGTGTCGTGGTTGCAGGATTCAATGAAGCTAAATATGCTGCCTCACTGTTAAAACCTAATTGAGCCCAAAGAGGAGTTACTTGAGCTGTACCAGTGTTATCACCACCTTGTTTATTTTCTGGTATATTAAATCTATCTAAATAAGTTTGATAACCTTCTCCAAAAGCATCTTTAACATCTGGACTACCTGCTTTTTCTGGATTTAAATCTATATAATCTTTAACTGAAAAAGCGTTAGCTCCTACTCTTTTATTAGGATTAGCAACTGAACTTTCATCAATTGTTGCTAAGTCTTGATCTTCTAAACTTTTAGTTAAATCTAAAAATGCTTGAGGATTAGTACGAGATAAATAAGATAAATAATTTTGTCTTTGCATTAAATTATTCATTTGAGCTAATTTACTATTGGATATACCAGTCAATACTCTTCCAAAAATAGTTTTACCAAATAAATCTTTTAATCCACCACCTCCATCTCCTCCTTTAGAAGATCCTAAATTTTCTTTAAACCCAGCTCTTTGAGCTTCTAATGCTGCTTTAGCGGTTTTTGATGTTTTATATCCAGCTGGTAGACCTTTAAATTGTGCAGAAGGATCTCTACCTTTTGGTTCTCCATTACCTCCACTTTTACTGCCACCATCTGGAGTTCCTCCTCTTCCCCCTTTTCCTTCACCGCCGCCTGGTCCTGGACTTTGACCTCCTGCTCCTGTTGGACCTCCACTTTTACTGCCACCAGAAGAGGGTGCAGATCTACCTTCTTGATATCCACCAATACCACGATAACCTGGACGTTTACCAGTTGTAGATGGTTTTACTAACATACCTCCATCTTCTAACATTTGTCTTATCTGTTGTGCTCTAGTTATCGCCATCGTTTTATTATACTATAATTTTGTATCTCCTCCAAGTGGTAAAGCTTCTACAATTACTTTAACATCTCTTTTAATGTCATCAGCTACGGTATCAGTGTTTGAATCCTGTACGTCTTGCATAGCTTCTGCGTCTGAGTTATACTCTTGTCCTGTTTTTATATTAGTTAATGTAACTTCTGTTTGTGGTGTTATAATTTTAACTGGTTTACCGTTTATTACTTCTATTCTATATGATGCTTCTGTTTCTATAAATGACATATTAATCCCTATTTATTTCTAATATTGATGCAATTACGTGTAATTCATTTGCATCTGATGCCTGTGCCTTTAATACCTCATTTTCTTCTAAAATTAAAGGGTGAGTTAACAGTTCTGTTGTTGCTTTTGAGGCTATTGATTTGTCTTTAAATAAACTAAATATTGCTGCTGCAGCGTTTGTTATAGTAAAAGTTATATCACATCCTGATCCAGCATCTTCAGATACTATAATACTTTTGATTATAGCTCTAGAATCAGATGGTGCTGTGTATATCGTAGTATTGTCTGTGGTAGTTAGATCTACTTTTGCATTTTTATATATATTAGCCATTGAACCAACCATACCTTTCTTGTTCTTGTTTTAACTCATCTAAAAATGTAGAATTTAATTGATCTTTCATAATAGTTAAAGCTCTGTTAATTTGTTTTTGATTAGACACATCATATTCTGTTTTTGGTTCTGGTATTCTAATATTTATCTTAGCCATTATCTACGTCCATCTGGTTGTACATCCAAACGAAGTGTGCCAAATCTCCAGGATTCGCCACTATCATCGTTTTCTATTTTAACGTTTATAAATCGACCTCTAGCTCTTGTATCTTTTTTAATTGTAGTTGAGTCTATTGTAAAAGGACTCAATGTTGTTGTGGTATCAGATTGTTGAGGATATCTTTTTATTCCTAAACTTACTTTTGCATTACCAATTAATGTTTTAAAATCTGGTATAAATCTTCTCATAGCTAAAAATACTTCACCTGCAACTTTAGGACCGCTAGCTCTACCTTGTGCATTTCTTTGTCTCTGTTCTAAATCAATATCATATGATTTTACAAATGATGAAACTATAGTAGTGGATCCATCTTCATTAACTTGATCTGTTCCTACTTCATGTTCAAAGAATTTGGTTTGACCTAAACCACTTTGGCCTATAACATCTGGAAAAGTACCATTAGATGAACTGTCATATTTTGTACCATAAGGCTTTGGATATACGATAGCATCAATCCAAGAGGTTCTTGATTCTGTTCCTGTATACCACACACCACCTTTCATAGGTTCACCATAATTAAATACAACATACTTGTCATTAAAACTAGATCCTTGTGACGGATAATACCAAACAACTTCTGTAAATAGGTTATTAATACCTGCTGCAACTTGTTGTCCTTTTGTCGTGTCAAAATTATCAAATACAAAATCTTCTACACTACAAGGTAATGATTTAACTGTACCATCAAACATAAAAAAACCATTTGGTGATAGCCAGAAAGCTGCACCATCTATTTCAACAACTGCATTCTTACCTATTAATCCACAGTTAGTACCAACTTGTTCAAAACCAAATGTAAATGGTGCACCTACAAATTTCATTGTGTACAATGCATTATCTGTAAATACTAGAATCGTTTCTTTTGCTTTAATTGCACCTACAATTTTTGTGCCATCTTGTAATCTAAAATCACCAGCACTGTTAATTGCAGTTGCTGTGTAATCATTTATATCCTCTTGATTTGAAAATCTTATAAACATATCATCTTGTGTTGTTTCATCTCCGATAGTTGTTTCGGTTCCTAAATGACATAAGTGTCTTGTTGTTGGTGATACAAGAGTTAATCTTGATGCTGTTGGATTAGATGCTGTAGAAAAACTAGAAGTAGTTGTAGCAGCTCTTACTGTTGTTGGCGCTGCAGCTCCTGCATTCCATGTAAATGTTTTACCATTTCCTATAGTTGCAATTAACACTTGACCAAAATTATCAAGACTCCACAGACCAGGTTCTAATATTACCTGAGAAGCTTTTACAGCACTTCCAAAACCAGCAAAGTTTGAAGCATCGGTAACAGCGTCTAAATTTGAATGCGCTTGACCGTTTGATGTACCAAAAGTTGCAGTTCCAAAAGCACCTCTAGTAATACCTGTTAAAGTGTTTGTGCCTTTTCCAGTATATGTAATTAACTCATTTCCAACTGCTATAGTCCCTGTTGTAGGAAGACCAGAGTTTGATGTAACATTAACAACAGTTCCTGATCCACCTGTACCTGCAGTATCTGCAAGTAATGCACCATTTAAAGTTGTTGTAAATGGACTTTGAACAGTTCCACCATATTGACCTATACCAAAACCATAACCATAAGATTGTGCAGCAGGACCAACTCTTTCATAAGGAATAACAGAACAAGATCCTCCACCTGCAGAACCTGATGTGGTTTGTGTACCTGTTACGATTGCGATCAAAGATGAAGTAACTTTAGTTACTTGAAATAATTTATCTTCAAAAGCAGCATTTGTTAAACCTATACCACTTGGTACTGTTACATTATCTAATAAAATAATATCACCAGATTCTAAATTATGATTAGATGAAAATGTTAATGATACTTCTTGTGTTCCATCTTGAGCAGACATTACAACACTTCCTATTGTTGATTTGATAGGTGTTATATCAAACAATTGTCCTTCAAAGTATAATAATAAAAATTTATCGGTTCCAATAGCTACATACCTGTTTCCTTCTAAATCAACAAAAGCATGTTGTTTTCTAGCGACACCAACAATAGTGTCTGATATTAAAGAAGACCAACCACCAACTTTTTCTGGTAGACTATATCTAAACCTTACATTGTCAGAGTCTACCCATCTATTCTCTGCGCCTGCAGTTGTATCTTGTTTATCAATCCCTGGAAGAAAATTATATTCAATAAGGGCCATGATCCGTGCTCCTTATGCCGTGTTAGTTTTGTAAGCCCAGCCTCTTGTTGCATCCACATACACTAATGCAAAAGCTTGACCGTTAGTGGTTAGTGTTAGGTTTGATGTACCTGTATTTATTGGTTGACTGTTTCTGTTAACAATCAAATTGTCTACTGCTGTGTATGCAGTAATTGTTGAAGAGTTTAAAGTTACATAACCTTTGTTACGAATACCAAGACTAACGTTTGTACCATCCGAATAAACTAATGAAGTAGATCCTATAGGTAATACAACTCCTGATCCAGATACTGTCTTAACTGTAATAGTATATAATGCAGAGGTACCTCTTGTTGTTGCATCTTCAAATACTATAATTCTTTCGGCTCCATCTGGTATAGTCACATTTCTATTTGCACCTAATGTACCTGTTAGTTTGATGTATATATTCTTACCATTAGAAGTTGCACCATTATCAAGTGCCAAAGCTAGATCTCCTGATGCTAATTGTGCTGATGATAAATAACCTGAAGATAATTGTTCTAAAATTTGTAAGTTTGTATTGGTAATTGTTCCCCAAAGACCTGCTTTTTCACCTGTAGTGACAAGTTCTAGTTTTGAGTTTGTTGAAAAAGTTGATGCCATAATTCTCCTAATACGGGTCTATTGGTACCCAAACTTGATTGACTCCTGGATCAATATCATTCCAAGTAATAATACCCGCGTCTTTTACTGTTAGCGTCATCGGTACACCAGTTGGTGTTACGTTTGCAGCCGCTGTCACTGTAACACTTCCTGTGCCAATGGTCAATTGATTTCCTGTAACCGAAACGTTGGCTGCCGCTGTTACTGTGATTGTGCCTAAACCTAAAGTAAATGGTGTAGCTGTAGGTGTTACATTTGCTGCACCACTAATTGTTAATGATCCAAAACCTAAAGTTAAAGGATTACCTGATGGTGTTACAAAAGCTCCTGCTAGTGCAGAAGAACTACCAACCGCAAGAGTTAATGCATTAGCGGTTACATTAACAGTAACGTTAGGGTTAAAGAACGATGTCGATAATGGAGCACCGGATATAGAAGTCAAGCCGAGCATGGTCTATGCTCCTGGGTCGATAATGTTGTTGCCTTCGATCGCGGCCCATTCTTGAATTGCTTGGTAATGTCTGTTTGCTGGATCATTTGGTACAATCATTTCTTGACCATCAATTGTAGCAATATAACTTGTACTAGCTTCGCCAGTAATAGAACAATTAGGTTGATATTTTACTTTTGTAATATTCATTTTATAACTCCGCATCTAATGTAAATGTTGTATTTCTATCCATATAAGCAGCACCATTTGAAAAATTAAATGATGACCATCTAGTACCTGGTCTTGTATTGGTTGGATCTTGTGTTTGCCAACCACTAGCATTTCCATAAGTAGGTTCTGCTCTTAATTTTTTTGGATGAAAAAAAGTAAGCCAAAAATTAGAAGTAGAATTATTATAATCTGAAGATAAAATTAAATTATCAACAGCACTACCATCTGCTACTTTTTTATAAAAATATCTAAAACACCTATCTTCATTTACATCATGTGGTAAAAATTCAAAGTCGCTGGCTACCGAACCTGCCTCAAACTGAATCCCAGTTATATACCATTCGTTTGATGTGCTATCTGCATGATTAACTTGACCTACTGCTTTATTAGCATTTGATCCACTCTCCCAAGAAGTAGATAATGTTCCTGAATTAAAATTTGAACCACAACCCATCCAAAAAACTAAAAATAAACTTGCATTATTATCGTTACCAAAAGCACCAGTAGTATCTCCAGCAAAAGTTAGAGTTTTCTTTTCCCATGTATCGGATGATGAAATTGTAAAAGATTTGCAAATTTGTCTAGTGTTATCATTATCAAATAATTCAACAATATTTGTACCAGTTTTTGTAGCTTTAATCCAAAAAGAAACAGTTGTACTTTCAGCAGATGATGTTCCTTTTTTTAAATACTGTAAATTTTGACCTTCAATTTTTTGTCTAATTTGTAATTGATCACTAGCACTTGGAGAGGCATCAGCAGTTGTGCAATCCATTTTTAAAGACGTTGCAAATCCTTGACCAGTAGGCACATCAGTAGATTGAGATTGTGTCCATGTACCTAAACTTGATGCTACTGTTTGAAATCTATCAACTGTGTGATAGCCATTTCCTGTGATAGAAGCAGTTGAAGTTGCTCTTTGAGCAATACTCATATCTCCATTGATGATTATATTTCTAAAGTTTGGTTCACGAATATCTGCCAGTGCTGGGTTTCCTATTCTAGTTATCGCCATATTATAACGCCTCTATTTCTGCATCAGTTAATCCTAATGCTTTTAATTTATTTTGTGCAGATATTTTATCATTTGCTTTTTGTGTTTCTGTATCTTGTTTTGCTTGATCCATTTCTGTTTTAGCAACTTCATATTCAGCTATCCAAGTATCTTGATCTGATTGAGATGGAATACCACCAGGAAATTCAGTTATAATATTATTTTTTGTTGACATTCCTTCTTGGTTATCAAACTTCCATGCTATTACTTTTGCTATATCAATCATGCTTCAATCTCCGTTATTGTAATTGAACTAGAACTAACACCACCAAAAAGTTGTGCTGCACTAGATGCCATACCATTAAATCTATAAGTTCCAGCAAAATAAGGACCTGCTCTAACTTTAAAAGTCGTTGCACTTGTAGTTCCTGCGGTCATATAGTGATTAAAAGCTGTAGTATTCGCAACATCTGCTTGTCTTGCTGCTTGCATAGTAGCAGCTAATGCATTAGCTGTTGAATCTTGAAACAAAGCAGTCATCGTAGCATTATTGGTAATATTTAATGAACCTATAATAACAACTTGAATAAGTAATTTATTTGAAGCATTTGTTGGAGTAATAGCCAATGTCATAAATTCTGTGCCTTCAGTATTTTGTGGTATAGTATTATCGGGTGGTACTAAAGTTGTTCCTGTAGCTGTTGTACCATCAGTAACATTAACTATCTGAACAATTTTTCCTGTTAAAGCAGCACCATTGTTCTGTAATGTTCCAATGATATTTGTAGTGTCACCAGATGCACCGATAGTAATAGTGTTACCACTTTCGTTGATAATGTTATTACCGTCTGCGTCTTGTATCGTGTCTGCTTTTAATATACTTGTCATTATGCTCCTATCCTATATGCGCCAAAAAGTGTTGGGTAATTACTAGAAGCACCTTCAACAGTTAAAGTACCACTACCAGCTGCAGTTTTCCCGTAAGCGTATAATTCTATGTAATCAGATGAACCATTCATATCTATAATTGAAGAATTAAGTGTAGATGCGCCTTCTCCATCATTACTATCAAAATCAACTAAAGAATAAGTATAACTAGAACCATTTTTATAAATATAAGTTACGACAATTTCACAATTAGCAGTGCTGGTATCTATTCTTACTTTACTATATACTAAATACTTACCAGCTACAGTGGGAGTAAAACGATAATTAGTTGAATTGTCATAACAACCATCTGTATCAAAAACTTCTGTGTTACATTGAACTTTAGTTTGAGTGTCGTGAGTTATACTTGCACTAGAACTTAAAATTGCTTCAAAAGCTGGAACATTGCTTTGTAATGTAACACCTGATCCAATAGTAATGTTACCAGATCCAGAGCTAGTTGTTAATTCACCGACTTTTAAAATTCCGTTTGCCATATTATTATGTATCTCCCAATCTTATAAATGTTGCAAAAGTTCTGTTAACACTTGAATTAGTTCTTACCGAACCAGTTCCACCATTTGTAAAATAGTAAAATTTAACTTTGTGAGTTGAAGTATCAGTGCAATCAAAAAGTATATTTGTTGATGCTCCAGCATGTCCATTACTTATTGAATGTATACTTGTAACAGCATCTCCTACTTCATTATATGTACCATCATCTACAGTAGTATAAATTAGACCTTGTAATTTTGCATCTGCTGCTGAACTTATATAAAATTGTATATTAAACGAAATGTAATAAATTCCAGTAGCGGGCAGTGTAAATACACCAGAACTTTGGGTTACACCAGAACCAATTTTATTATAACCAGTGCTATCATTTCTTTCCCAATTAGAGGATAGTAACGTTGTTACACCACTTGAAGCACTTGCACTACTTGTTACTCTCCATTGATCTGCTTGTGTTAATGATCCAACAGCTCCAAACCCCGTAGCCGTTCCAGAGTTAACTATTGTTGACCCTGAAGGAATTGTAATTGTTGAACCCGTACTTCCTAAATTTGCATTTACTCCTGCTGGAATAGTAATAGTGTCTCCTGATGTACCTAGCGTTAGCGTAGTACCTGTAGCTGGATCGACTTGATTTGTTTCTAGTTTACTCATTATAAAATTACGAATGTACTCCCTGATGGTATAGTCACTGTTCCACTAACTGTAACAGGACCAACTAACGCTCCGTTAGTAGAACCTGCCATTGATATACTTGTAAACGTTTGACTGTTTTTCATAAAAAATGTTGAACCTAAACTTGCTGCTGTCACTGTTGAATCTGTTGGAGTTCCAATATCAAACACATC